CCATTCTGTAGTGCCGGTAGTGTCGTATTTTACAATCAAGCCTTTCCTATTAGTTCCTGCATCTTCACCAACAACATAAATGTTTCCACTGTTATCAGCAGTAATACCTCTCACAAAAGGATAGTCACCGCCGGCTAAATTTGTAATATCAGTTCTTGTAAACCATCCGTCAGCACTTGCGCCTCCGCCGCCTCCGCCGCCTCCGCCAGATCCATTGCCTGGTATTATAGGCATGCCGAAGGGACCTATCGTCTGACTTGGAAGACTAAACATAGGCATTTACTAAACTCCTCCGAATGACGTTAACTGTCCTAGCACAATATACGTACTGCCGTCTCTCATAATTGTAAAAGAGACTGCATCTGTTCCATTTGCTGTTCCTGTTGGCGCACTGTTTCCTTGCCATATGATTGTTTTTGCGGCTCCGCCAATTTGTACTACATTTGGAATATATGCTGTACCGCCTTGCGTGATTACCATACCTACACTTGTTGAAAACTTGTATTGATTTAGATTTAGATTTGTAAAGTTAGCAGTCCAGTTTGCCGCAGGTGTTGTATGATGGAACATTTTTCCGTTGGCACAATCATGTACAACTGTACCTGTTGCACCTGTAAGTACACTGTACTTTTCTTCTGCACCTTTGTACAACAATACTCGTTCATCAAAACTAGCTACACCTTCAAAACTAACACTGGTGCCATTACTTTCCTTACCTATAATAACATCACCTGTGCCACTGGATCTACCAATTTCAATTTGCCCGTTATTGGCACTGTCTATTGTAACATAGTTAAAACTTGATAGTTGTAGGTTTCCAGCAGTTGTGGAAATGATACCGTTGTTCATTGTAATGTTGAAACCTTGGCAATCCAAATCACCGCCTAGTTGTGGAGTTGTGTCTGCCACTATTCCGTCTGAAGCATTTGATAGTTTTATCCAGTTGCCTGCATGAGCAAAGTAACCAGCACCTGTTGCATGTACATGAGCAAACATACCGTGGTATGTTGCCGCACTTGGTAAGTCGCCTTCTGTGGAATACACATTAGAAAATAGTATTTTACCAGTAGTAGTAATATTATTACTGCCCATGTTTAGAGCACCGGTCATTGTACCACCAGCTAGTGGAAACTTTGTTGCAATTGAATTTGTTACGGTAGTTGAGAAATTTGCGTCATCTCCCATTGCCGCCGCCAGTTCATTGAGTGTGTCCATTGCACCTGGTGCACTGTCTATTACACTGTTTACTTGTGTTGTAATGTCACTTGTGAGTGCTAGTGTTCCTGTACCTGCAGGAATAGTGTGTGTATTAATTGTTCCTAAATTTGTAATATTTTTACTGTTTCCGTCTAAGTTTCCACCTAGTTGTGGTGTAGTGTCTTGTACTATTTCACTAAAACCTGATCCTGTGCCTTCTGCAATAAATGAAAAATTGCCACTACCGTCTGTGCTTAGTATTTGTCCACTAGTACCATCTGAAATTCCTAAGTTTAAAAGTGTTGCAGGAATAACTGCTGGCGTATACGTAAATACACCTGTTGCATTATTATAAGCAATAGCGCCATCGCCACTAGCTGTGCCTTCAGCACCTACACTAAAACTTGCAAGTGTAATGTCTTGTGCATCGTCAACATACAGTTCAGTAAAGTTACTATTAACTTTAATAAATGCTTGCCTAAGTGCATCTCCGTCACCTGCTAAATCTGCTGTACCTACATTAATTACTTGCTTTGCCATCTCTATTCCCTAATGATTCATTTCTATGCTTGTTATTATTCCTGCGGTCCAGTCTGTAATATTAGCTCTAAGCCAAACAAAGTTTCCAATTGCATTGTATGCTTTTCTACTTGTTTCCGCTGTACTGTAAAGTAAACTCTCTACAGAAATACTTGTAATTTTACCTGAGACATCAACAGCAAATTCGCCGTCGGACAGTTGAATATCAAACCAATCATTATCTCCTGGAGTAGTTTCTAAACTACCTTGAATAACTATCTTTCCTATAAAGTCATTAAGGTGAACTGCTATAGTGTGCAGTCCGTCGGTTTGTCCAACGTATGCATCACCTTTGACTTTTTCACCTTGTAAGGTTTGTGTACCTGCTGTATGTACACTTGTTGTTAATAATGCTACTGTGTCACTCATGATTTGCTTCTTGAATAATTTCTACTAGTTTGCCTGGCCCAACTAGTTCTTGTACCGCGGCTTCTATAGTATTTACTATTTCTGGGTTCATAATTTTTCGTTGTTCGTCACTATCTTTCAGCAGTTCGCTAACTTTGATAACAACCATATCTTCGTTTAATTTTGCCATAGTAAACTCCTTATAGTGTATTTATTCAAGTTCGTCGAAGGTGATTACTTTCTGTGATTTGGTTATATATTTTTTGTACATTAAATGTAGTGTAACAACATCATCGTGATTGATTAGGTATATACTACCTGTTGCAGTAAAAGGCATAGGATTTCTGAATAATGTTCTTTGCCAGTTTGACATTGGTCCAACTCCGCCAGGATTACGCATTTTACTACGTTGTAGTTGTATCTTTTTTTGATTTGTTTTTGATGTTTTTCTAAATGTATCGTTTAGTTTATATGTTCCATATTCAAAACTATCAACACACAAGTTTTGCATATCCTCAAATATTTCATGTTCACTGTTGCCGTAGCGTGTACTCATTATCTTATAACGAAATTTGTTGTACCAAAGTGTTCGTCGAGTTACTATCTGCAAATCTTCAAGCATGATATCTTGGTGTTTATCATTCAAGGGACCATTTATCTCTGTAATTGAATCACCCCAATGTTCTATTAGCTCTGGTATAATATCAGGCTTGGAAAGATATATAAAAAAACTTCTATCTGCTCTAGTTTTCCAACTACAAGGTTCGTTATTTTTTAGATGTGTTTCTATACTTCTATTTCTATACCATGCTTCTTTAAGCAAGTCACCTTCTGACCTCCAGCTAGGCTGATACAGACTTACTCGCCAGGTGTGTAGTCGATAGTAAACTCTTGTGTTTAGTTTAAAGTCTGTTCTAGACCTTATCTGTTCTGATATTGATTTTGTCATCTATAATAGCCAATTTAACTAAATGTACATCTTTACCAAACAGTATTTGTTTAGCTAATGGTTTTTTAATTTTTTCGTTTATTAATCTTGCCATAGGTCTTGCTCCCATAGTTTCGGTAAATCCTTTTGATGTCAACCAATCAACAGTTTCATCATCATATTCCATAACTATGTTACGCGGTGCTAGCATAGTATCTAGTTCTTTTAAAAACTTTACAGTAACTTTCTTCATTAGTTTACTGTCTAATTTCTTAAACTGTACTACAGCATCTAATCTGTTTCTAAACTCTGGAGCAAAGAAACTTTTTACTGCTTGATCCTGTGCATCACTGTTTGCATCTATATTACCAAACCCAATGCCATGCTTTTCAGCGTCTCTTGCACCCAAGTTTGAAGTTAAGATAACAATAGCATTTCTTGCACTAACACTTTTGCCATCGCTTGATGTAAGCATACCATTGTCCATAATTTGCAATAATACATTGCTTACATCTGGGTGTGCTTTTTCAATTTCGTCTAGTAGTAATATACAGTTAGGATGTTCTTCTAGCTTGTTAATTAGTAGTCCACTACCTTGTCCACCTTCGCCGTACCCAACATAACCTGGAGGTGCACCAATTAGTTTTGCTACAGTATGACGCTCTTGATATTCACTCATATCAAAACGCACAAGTTCCATGTGCATTATTTCACTAAGCTGTTTTGCTGTTTCTGTTTTACCTACACCTGTTGGACCTGTAAACAAGTAATTTCCAATTGGTTTGTTAGGTTCTTTTAATCCTGCTTTGCTAATATAAATGCTGTCTGCTAGTCTTTCTAATGCTTCGTCTTGTCCAAATACTTTGGTACGCAATATACGTTCGATGTCAATTTGACGTTCTTTTTTATACTCGCTGTCTTTGGTAAGCACTAGTTGGTCAACAGGTATGCGTGTCATTTTTGCTACTTCGTATCTAATATCATCTAGTTCTAGCACAGGCTTTCTAGCATCAACAGGCAATAGTTTTTGTCTAGCCGCCGCGGCATCTAGTACATCAAATGCTTTGTCTGGTAAAAACTTATTGTGCCAGTATTGATGTGTTAGGTCAACTGCACCATGTAGTGCATCTTGATTAAACGCAATCTCATGGTATATCTCATAAGCAGGAATACTTTGTACAATAATACGTTTTGCATCTTCCGGAGAAGGTTCAGGCACATCTACTTTGTAAAATCTTCTATTAAGTGCCTTGTCTTTTTCAAAATGTTCTCTGTATTCATCATATGTAGTACTGCCGATACAATGCAGTTTACCTTTTTGTAATGCAGGTTTAAGCAAGTTTGCTACATCCATTGCACCTTGTCCAGCATTTCCTGCACCCATTATCATATGTATTTCATCAATAAAGAGGATGGTCTTTTCTTTATTTTCTAATATTTCAAGAACTTCTTTGAGCCTTTCTTCGAAATCTCCTCTGAACTTTGTGCCTGCTAGTAAGGAACCAATATCCAAACTGTATACAGTATGTTCTTTTATGATGTCAGGTACACGGTCTTCATTAATAAGGTCTGCCAGACCTTCTGCAATAGCTGTTTTACCAACTCCACTTTCACCTACTAACACAACATTGTTCTTTTTACGCCTTGCAATAGTTTGAACCAATACTTCTAGTTGTTCTTCTCTACCTATAACTGGATCGATCTCTCCGTTAGCCGCTTGTTCATTTAAGTTATCACAGAACTTTCTCAGTGTGCGTTCTTGTCTGCTTACTTTTGTTGCAGTGTTATCAGTATTTGGATTGTCTGTATCTGTCAGATACATTGCCACATTATCTCTGTTTATTCCTTTTGCATTCAAAAAGAAAGTTGCAGGAGTACTTGTCTCGCTAAGAATACTAATCAACAAGTCTCTGGTATCCAATGTATTTCTACCATTAAACAATGCTTGTGTAAAAGCTCTATGAAACACACGTTCAAGCATCACTGTCTTTTTGGGTTGCTTAGTATCTTGTTCGTTATACTGTTCTACTTCTTTTTCTAAATGCTCATAGATATCTCTGCTTACTTCTTTAGCATCAACACCTAGTTCAACAAAAATATCTTGTATCTCATTAGCATCTAAAATAATTGCCAGTAGATGTTCTATAGTCACATAATGGTGCCTATAATCTTTGCTGAGTGTATAAGTTTTATCAACTATATCTTGTATTTTATCTTGTGACATTTTCTACTTCCATTAATACTTATTATAACATATCTCTTAGTTTTTTGTCTAGGTCATTATTATTTAATTTTGGTATTTTTACTTTTATTTCCACAATTAAATCGCCGTTGGGTTTATTTTTGCGTGGTAATCCACCTTCTGGTATTCTTAATTTTGTTCCATGTTGTGTTCCACTTTTAATATGTAGTTTAAATTGTTTCTTGTCAAGAGTTGTTATAATTTTTTCTGTACCTATCATTGCTTCTGCGACTCCAATCGGAAGTGTACGTATTAGATTATGACCTTGTGTATAACAGTTTGGTTCTTCGTTGATAACAAACTTAATTACTAGATCTCCGCCAGTAGGAGCCATATTTTGATATATTACTTCATCACCACTCTTTATTCCTTTTGGTATTGTTATACTTAGTGGCTTGTTTTGATTGCCTATACTTACATTTATATTCTTTGTTGCTCCATCAAAAACATCTTGCACATCAATATTGAATACTAGATGTGTTTGTGGTTTTGGTTGCGGTCTCTGTGTGTTTTGCGTAAACATTTGATTGAATATATTATTGAAGTCTCCAAAGTTTTGTCTAAAAGGATTTTGCGACTGTTGGAAATTTGACGGGCCAAGTTTTTCGTTTTCAAAATTTTGACGGTGCTCAGCGTCTTTAATCATGTTGTATGCATTGTTTACATTAGAGAACTTGCTTTCATCGCCACCAGCATCTGGGTGCCACTGTTTAGCCAAACGTCTATATGCAGATTTTATCTCAGAATCAGTTGATGTTTTACTAACTCCTAAGGTACTGTATGGGTCAATCATTTTCTTTAGGTTTTACTGCTTCTTCGTAATACAGAATTATAGCATTTTGTTCTTCTATAAACTTTTTAATTTGTTCAAAACTCAATGCTAGGTGTTCAAAACTTTGTGCAGTCATTGCATACAATACAAAATCGCCCTGTTCAGTTTTTACACGTTTAATAACTTCTTGTAGGTTTGCTTCAGTCACAACAACGATATCTGCATTACGCATTTCGATTGGATCGGGTCTTGACACTATACGAATAGTGGGTGCATCAATCTCCGGTGTTTCCACCACTGTCGGCACTGTCACTATTTCCTTCACGGGTGATAGGCGGGAGCAAGCACTTGCCCCCACTAACACAACCAATAGCGCCAAAGAAAAGGTCAACTTGTTCATTTATTGCTTCCTCACTAAGTTTAGGATCAGCTAAACTGTTTTTAATTATATCTGTATTTGCTAATAGTCCAGCAATTTTTTTATTTGCTTCTTGTACTGCTTTTAGGTTAGAACCAAGTTGGTCATTTAATGCTTGTTGTCTAACCAATTCTTTTTTAAATTCTTCTATTTCTTTAGTTACTTTGTTTCTATACTGCTCAAACTCAGCCAATGTAGTTTGTTGTGCAGTTTCTAATTTTGCATTGTTTGCTGTAAGTGTTCTAATTGCATTCTGAGTACTAACGTAGTATTGATATCCAAACCAACCTACACCGCCTAGTACTCCTAGTACAATTATTACCAAATAAATCCTAGCCGCCATTATCTGTCCTATAGTCTACTTTTGGGATTTCACTTTTGCTTATAAACCAGCTAAGTGTCTAACTCTATCAATGTCTTCGTTTGTTTCGTTAGCTTGTGAATACTTTAACACATACTGCTCTGGATTGTCAAGAACAGAATCACTTAAATTGCTTTCATTAAGTTCTTTTGAGCTGTCGCCCTTGTAATAGTCAAATGACCATTCATTAATTTGCGTAGCATTAGAAACTGCTTTCATAATTTCCAAGATATTTTTATGTAGATTTTTATTACGTTCAAATTCAAGAAACACAAGATAGTTGCCATCGCCGTTTGGGCCTTGACTTACGTCTACATCTAAATGTTTTACTACATCAGTTTCAATTAGATTGCTTAGATCACTTGCCGCTCCTTCTTGCATTACTTCAAATGCCACTACAACTGTTTCATTAGCTTCGCCAATTTTTGGTTTGTATTGATCTATACTAATTTTTGGATTTACTAGATTTATCATTTCACCATATTTTACTGTCATTGTTCAACTCCTAAATCTGTTTTTTCTGGATTCATTTCATTATCATAATCTGTATCATATGCGCCTTCGACTTCTGTCAGGTCAATATCAATACCATTAATAGTAACTTTACTTGATTCAAAGTCGTCTACGAACTGTCTTGGCATTTCAATGTTTACTAACCAAACAGGTTTTTTAAGACGTATTGGTTTACGTTTACCTGATTTAGGATCTATTTCTCCTAAATCATCTGGAGTTACTATTTTCTTAGGTTCCATAAATGTATCTTTACCCATAAACACTCTACACCCATGCTTTATCAAACGCATTGAAGCGTCTGGGTCTGGCATTAATTTATATGGATACATCAGTGTTACATTGATCCAATATTTTGTGACTTCTGGTCCAGCAATTACTTCGCCGTATTCCCAATTTTTAAAAGCATATATGTTAAGATTATCCAAGACTTCCTCAAACTCAATAAGAATATTAAGGTCTGAACTTGAGTCTACAAGGTTGTCTAATGTATTTTTTAATTCTTCTATCTCTTTCATAGTAGTATTTAGTCCTTTATTATAAGTACTTATGTAGACAACATGGGCTCGCAGACAAACATGGAGTTTACATAAATGGCTAAAAGAGCAAAAAAACAAAACCCGAGAGGATCGTTTAACGATATGGTTATTGAACTGCAAGATTATCGCAGAAAGAAACTACAAATCCTACCTCGCAACTTGCATCAAGAAGATCTTCTTGAATACTTAAATGACACTTCCAAACATATTGTTTTTGCAACTGGACCAGCTGGTACGGGCAAAACTATGATGGCTGTGCAGATGGGAGTACGCAAGTTAGAAGATGGAGAGGTTAATCGCATAGTGGTTACTCGGCCCGCCGTTAGTGTTGACGAACAACACGGCTTTTTGCCCGGCGACTTAAAACAAAAAATGGAACCCTGGACTAGACCAATCTTTGATTTTCTAGAAGAATACTACAAACCCAAACAGGTGGCACAAATGTTAGAAAATAAAACAATTGAAATATCACCTTTAGCATTCATGCGTGGACGAACATTTAAAAATTCTTGGATTATTGCAGACGAAATGCAGAACGCAACACAAGAGCAAACTAAAATGTTATTGACCCGTATTGGTGAGGGAAGTAAAATAGTAGTGACAGGTGACCTTGCTCAACACGATAGAGGATATTCAAATAATGGTTTGAAAGACTTTTTACATAAATTAAATGCAAAAGCATACAATACAATATCACATGTGCAGTTTACAAAAAAGGATGTCGAAAGACATCCTGTAGTTGCTGACGTTTTACAGATTTACGACGAAACTAGTTAATATAATTAACGATTTGAGCCCAGTTGTCTACAGTATGAACACCGTCGTAACTAAAGTTAGCATTATGTTGATGCCTTAACATTATTGTGTTAAGACCAAAATCGGCACCAAGTTTTGCATTTTCCGGCTTGTCTTCTATCCAGTACAAGCCACTATCTTTATAAGGGAGTAGAGCTTCGTCTTTGTCTGCTCCTGTATCAATGCAGGTTACAAAATCAAATACATCTCCAAAAAGATCTTTCATATTGTAAGCTCTTAATTTTTGTGCATATTCATCTTCGCTTAAACTAGTAATTGCTCCAAACCTCCAGCCTTTTTCAGCTAGCTTTGCAACTCCGTCAACTGCATCTTTGTGTGGCTTCAACCAACCAATCCAAGCACTGTTATTAAACTCTCTTACTAATGCTTTGATCTTTGCTTTTCTCTCACCAAACCTTTTGTGCATATCATAACCATATTGATTAGGGTCAGGTGTAAAGCCTTGTGCTGTCATCCAATCAATGAAACTGTTTTCCCAATTAACTAGCACTCCATCACAATCGGTCAGTATTAAATTCTTTTTCATAGTCTGCTTTCTTTTTTAACTTATACTAATAATATAGCACCAAGATGTCACGATGTCAACCTTTTAATGCAAATTATTAATAGTTTCTTTTGAAGTTTTTACACCAGGTTGATTGGTATATTCATTGAGTTGCCTCATTAAACAAGCTAATACTCCGCTCCAATAATTTTCACCCCAACTATTAGGACCACAAAAGTCTCTAGCAGTCATGACATTGTCAATGCGTTTTTCCAATAGTTCAAGTTGATGCATTCTGTTTCTCCATAAGTTTTACACATTGTACTGCCAACTTTTTCTCATCAGCATCAAAATCTCGTTCCCAACGAGTACCAAACAGTGCATCCAAATCACTGAGCTTTTCAGCTAGACGCATTAGGCGTACAGCCATGTCATGGTCATCTTTAATTTTATAAGTCAGGTCTGTCATAAATTCAGCAAGACCGGTAGCTTTTTGTTGCTGAGGGGTAATTTCAAAAAAGTTCATAGCCATTGGCAACTCCTGTTGTTTAATGTTAAGTCTTATAGTAACATAAGATGTCTTACTTGTCAACCTTTTTATTCATAATAGTTAACACATATCTTAGCTCACTGATTATCCGCAAGTACCATTCTTTATCCATAGGTTCATGTGCCTTGCGTCTATCGTCAATTAGTTGTTTAATTCTAACTTCAATGTATTCTCTAGGGTCTGGTTTACGATTTCGTCTCATTTAATGAATAGTAGCGGAGTCGGTAGCAATATCAACACCATAAACTTTGTTTAGTATTTGTACAATTTCTTCAGGGATATAATCTTCATCTTCATATTCAGTTGGTACAAACATACCTTTAAGGCTACCATCTTTACCAATTATAAGTCCAAAATCATCTTCTTCTAATGCGTCTTCAAATGCAATTCTTTTTGTATTTGTCATTTTCCCAATACTCCAGTCTTCCTTTGAATATGGTCAATGTGCACCGTCTTTGAGGATCTGTACTGCTTGTATCACTGCCGCGAATCCAAACACTACCATCATCGCTACTCCTGCGTTCAGTTGGGTACCTACTGTAGATAACATCTCCATTGTCTGCAATGATACCGTCAATTTCTAAATCCTCTATCCAATCTGCTTCGGCAATTGCGGGTACATCTGCCCATTTATATTGATCTTCTGTCCAATGTGCCGCCATGTATTTCTTGAAAGGAAATCCATGATAAAAAATTGCATATTGAACGCCTTGGTATTCTGTCTCCAATATATAATTACATCTGGTATTTTCGTCTAGGTATCTGTCTATATCTTTCCATGTAAAAACAATTGGATCGTTTTTAATGTACATCATCTCATTGATATTTATGAAACAATGTACTATTTTTTAGGAATTAAATTACTCCATTTAATTAATTTTTCTTTTTTAACATTGGATCTTTTTTGAATATCGTCCCAAGTAAGGTAACCATGTATTACCATTAGATCCAACATACAAAAAACATCACCTGCTTCTTCCAGCAGTTTAGCATTCCATTCATCATTGACTTTGGCTTTGCGGAGTATTTTCATACATACTTGCACAAGTTCGCCACACTCTTCAGCAGAGATGGCGAACAACTGTTGATGTTTGTCTAGTTTTTTCAAGCCGCAACCTTACCAATTATCATACTAGCCGGTACCCTAGTAACTGTTCTGCCAAACGGAGTATTGCCCATGTCAGCAACTTCTACAGTCTTTGGATTCATTTTTACAATTTTACCAGTTCTTACAATGCCACGTGATTCCCATTCAACAGTGTCACCTTTTTTAAGACCACGTTTGGCTTTGCTACCAATATAGCTCATTTGCAATTTCCAAACTTTAGCAAGCTCATTGAGGTCTGATTGGTTATTGATTAAACGCATTGCGTCTATTGCATTTTGTAGTGTAGACATGTTTAGCTCCTATCTATTATTGCTGGTAAAGCCCAAAGCATAAAGCCTACGCCTAATGCTCCAAACATAAATGCAAGATGCCAAGCATCTCCTTCGTGTCCTGTAGGACCATCAATTGCTCCTACTGCAAGAATTAAACAACCAAGTCCTAAACAAAATCTAAACATTATATTTGCTCCATTTTTCTGCCCATATTTCACTAACACTTTCTTCCAAATAATCAGCACCTATATAATCCAATAAATTATTTTCTTTGAAAATCTTCATTGCTTTAAATTGTGCGTCGGAAATATCTTCACATTCGCCAATTTCATCAGTCAACTGATCGAAACATTTCTCTTCTAAATCCATTACCATTGATTTTACTGCACCCATGTGTTACTCCTTTTTCTTATTATGTTAACAGTATAGCACCAAGATGTCATACTGTCAACCTTTTTGTTTTTAGTTTAAGTAATTAGGTCCAGTCCATTGAATTTTGTAACCGTCAAAAACGTTACCTCTAGCTTTATTTGTTGTAGGAGCATTGTAACTTGCCGCTTTTAGTATGTCACCTTTTTTAAACTTAGGGTGGTCATCAGTAGCAACAATAAAACCCCAAACACCACTAGAAATACCACCAAGTATTTTGATGTATTTCTTACCATGTTTTACTTCAACATTGTCATCAAAAGCATTAAGCACATCTTGTGCATATGAACTAATTTCTTTAGTTCCATTGCTAGTAGACCAATTGATATAGTCTGTTTTGATGTCTGCGAGTAAATTTTGAATCTGTGTCTGCATAGTTAACTCCTGTTTTGCTTAACTTACTCTTATAATATAGCACCAAGATGTCTTATTGTCAACCTTTTTCTGCATCTTTTTTGTAAATAATAATACGGGTGTACTACATCCGTATATAAAAGGAGATAATACATGGATATTATCAACAAAGTAAAAGGATGGGCTGGTGCTTTAGCTGAAGTAGGCGTAAGTATCGCGGCTCTTATGATCGTAGTAGAAGTACTAGGACTAGGTGCAATACCATTCTTTCCAGAAGTAAGTGTCGTAAGTAACGTGAGTGCTATGCTCTCAACACTTGGCGCTGAAGGCCTAATGGGCTTGATTGCTATCTGGGTTCTATATGCAATATGGAACAGAAAGTAATCTAATACCAATAGGCTGAAAACCTAAAGGAAATCAGCCTCCCTTTTTATCCAACATTTGACTGGGACTCTAACCAACATCTGACTATTACTACTATAGTATGAGTTAAGTACACTCACGCAAGTTATGTAATATTATAGTATGAGTTAGGGCTAGTCTCCCTTCTTTTTACCCAAATTTTCTTTATTCTTTAGTGTTTTCTTTCTATGACACATACAACACCTTGTCGTAATATTTTCTTCTATATCTACAACTAGTGTTTCATCCATGCGACTTTCTGATTGTGTAATGCCATGGTCGCCTTCCATCATACCTCTCATACATCCTAGCCTGTGAAACTCGTTATCAAATTCTTCTATATCAGCAAAGTCTGGATCTTCACGTGGATCATATCCACAATCTTCACATATCCAGTTACGATAGAATGTATGTGGACGTTCGGGCTTGCCCATACCTCCATACTGAGTACACTGTTTTTGATGTTTTCTACACAACACATTACTGCCAGGACCTACATATACACTGAGTGCTTCATTACAATCTTCTAGCATACAAGTGGCCCCCCGGGCCACTTGAGCTTTAACAATATGATCAGCTTTGCTAGCGTCATTTCTCCAATCTCTAAGCATTACCACAGATCTTTTTGAGCTGGCTTAAAGCCATTATTAGCAACATACTTTGGTGTAGGTATATTTGTGCTTTTTTTGAGTTGCTCTATTAGAAACGGAACACCTGTTGGCATCTCACTGCTAAATCTAACTTTACCATCCTGTTCTTCATACAAGTCTGGATTTTTCTCTGCATACCAACTTACATATGCATGTCTAACTTTTGACCAAAACATTCCATTGGGACTAAAGTCTGCTTCAAATTGTTTTACAAATTTAACAAACTCGCCCATATGCTTTTGCATATCGATATTTTGCAAATCACACAAGTTAAAGTATTCAAACAACTGCCTAGCTTCTTTAGCTTCTACAGGACGTTCTACCCCAAGTCTTTTCCAGTATTCAGCGAACATACTTGTAACTGATTTGGATTTTCTTTTGTCTATACCTTTGCTACTCATAACAGTATCTGCAATTAATGTAAACGCACCCGACTCGTCTTCGTCGCCAAACTTTTTATTGGTTGCAAATAAATCTGCTTCTGCTAGAATATCATTCTTTTCAGAAACATCTACCCATTCTGGATCTGTTGCACCATCCACTTTAACTCCATAAACCATTTGCTTGTAAGTGTCGATAAAGTCTAAATTTAATTTAGATTCACCATTTAGTTTAATAAAATTATTACGGATTTCTTTCTTTTGTGTTATTGAATAAACAACAATAGGTATTTTAACTTGACTTGGAAGTTTACCATATATGAGGCATGCAATAATATATAAAGCTATTGCAGTATGTTGTCCGTCCCAGGCAACATAGTCTCCATCTTCGTTTTTGTAAACCTGCAAACTCATTACCATAGTTTCTTTGAATTCATTTAAAATATACAAAATATGCCTAATGTTTGGCTGTCTTTGCATGGTTGTATCTATAAGGATTTTATCCAGTGCAGTTTCCAATGATTCGCATAGATTGATATTCTCAAAGCTATCCCACTGAGGATTTCTATCTTTAAACTCTTCTATCACTTGAGCAAGTTGAGTACGAAAGTGTGGTGCTCTATCTAGTGCTTCATTGAGTCTTTGTTGTAGGGAAATAAAATTTGATTCGCATGAATCGTATTCTTTGTTCGCACGAGTGGCGTATGATAGTTCTGTCATTTGTATTCTCCGTTATATCGGACACTTATGGTCCTTGGTTAGCGGGCACTTCTGGCCCTGTATACATTTATAACATATTTGTAGGATATGTCAACCTAATAATGCAATTCAAAATTACCTAATATTGATTGCAGAATCTCATCATCTTTATCACCAAATATATAACCACAAGTATCCAAAGGAATAAAGTGTGTGGTGTCACCATCTTGTAGTGGGTAAGTTGGATCATGTATAATGTCACATGGAAACTTATCTACGCCACAACTTTCAGCAACTTCAACTGCGGTTCTCATTTGATCTTCATTAACACCAAGTACCAACACAGTACCAAAACCTTGTGTCGTTGACTCTTGCCATTCTTCAAACAGATCTTCATCTACATTGTATCCACCCTCTATTGAATGTACAAATGCACTGCCGGCATGACTAGCTTGTGCCATAGCTTTACCAGGATTCATTGAATCCAAATCAGTTCTCATTAAAATATATAATACAGGTGTCATTGAGTTGTCTTTCTATAAACTGTGTTTGCGTCTTGTTCTTTTAATGCATTCCAAAGATCTTCAGGAAATGCGCCATACCCTCTAGCATGATTATATTCTACATAATCTGCATATGTTTTATGATCAATTGCTAACATTATCTACTCCACAAATTTTATCTTCAACAAGTTTGATATGCTTACATTTACGATAAGCAGGACAGTCGCAGTCAAATCCGCGATCCAACATTTCAACACTATATTCATCACCTTTACTGCCTACAACGGGCCATACTATTCCAACAAATGGATGATTTTTAGTATTAATTACTTCGCTTGGGAAAGCCATTATATTGCCATCTCCAACTGCACACCTTCACCTCGGAATATTTTCCATTCGTTGGAGGAATTCTCAGGTGTAGTAAACCCAACTCCGTTTACACCGCACCAAACTAGACCTTGATCCATTTTGTAAACTTCATATGCTTGTGTAACGGTCATGTTTTCATCCATACCATTGTCAATAGCATCAATTAACCATGCAAGAGTTTTACCATAAAACTCACAACGCTTATTTAAAATAGTCATTGCACCTTTGATTCGCATAAAATACTCCTTTGTTTCTCACTTTATACTTACATATTAACACCAAGACGTCATACTGTCAACCTTTTTCTTTTGTTTTATTCAAAAAAATAGGCCCCGAAGGACCTATCTTTAATTTAAAATATCTGCTATTATGCAAACATTTTTGCTCTTGAACCAGTAACATCACGTGCAGTTACACTGTATCGTGTTGCTCCAGTAGTAGCTACATCAGTCTTGACATTAAGTCCAGCTGATTTCATTTCGCTCATTCTAGCAGGAAGTTGCTGAATGCCAAACCTTGCTTTTGCGTCTTTCGCAGTCAAAGTTTTTCCGGTACCTCTTAGATAAGTTTCTAAGAAAGTTTTTTGGTTAGTTTTAATTGTTGTAAAAGCCATATGTGCCTCCATTAAAGTTTAGCTTAGGGTTTTCCCTAAACAATAAACACAGTATACAGCCTATTAAACACTTGTCAACCTTTTTCGTCATTTTTGGTGTTACATTAAACACACACTTAATATTCTGGTTGAGGTATATTAAATACGTATAGTACCTAACCAAGTACAGAGTGAGAGTGACAATACATGATAGATCCAATTACAGCAGTAGCAACCGCCACCGCGGCTTTCAACACAATTAAGTCTGCTTTTGCGGCAGGACGTGATATCGAAGGCATGGCAGGAGACTTAGGTCGATGGATGGGAGCCGTTAGTGATATTAAAAAAGCAGAAGAGTATAATAAAAAACCTCCTCTGTTTAAGAAATTATTCAACGCAGGCTCAGTTGAAGAAGAAGCTATGCAAATTTTTATGGCTAAGAAAAAAGCTGAAGATATGAGAGAAGAATTAAGAAATATAATCAGTTTTACTCGAGGTCCAAGTGCATGGACTGAGCTACTAAAAACTGAAGCTGATATAAGAAAAAGACGTCAACAGGCAATTTATGACCAAGAAGAAAGACGCAGACAAGTATTAGAAATAGTAGGAGTCTGTTTCGCCGCAATTGCAGTATTAGGTGTGCTAGGTGGACTTATTTACTTTGTTGGAAAGGCAAGGGGAGATTGGTGACCATTGATACATGCTTTTATCTTAGTTGTACTCATCGGATCAGGTGAAGATGCAAAACAACAACCCGGCCCTATGTACTTCAGAAGTATTGATGTTTGTCAATACTATGCAAGACGTATACCTAGGCAGTATGGTAATTACGGAAGCAAATGGATGGTCCCTCCAGAACATAGAATTACTGCATATTGTAAACCAGTAAAGGTTAACCCGGAGACTACACTAGTATATGATCACTAATAAAGAAATTAGAATTATTCCAAACGGACCTATCGAAAGGGAAATAAAAAAACCTCAGATTATGATAGTTAAATGGTCACACCCAACTTGGAACCCCAAAAAAAGATACGGAAATAAAAAGATTTTCAAACGCTAGTTTTTATGTCATACTTGCGTATTTTTGCTATAAGATTTGTTCTGCCAATACCTAATTCATCAGCGGCTTTGGTTCTATTGCCTTTATACTTTTCTAGTGCGATTACTATGTTGCTTTGTTCGAGTGTGCTTATAGCTTCTGGTAAGTTGTCTATAGATGTGTTATACTGTAGTTCGCCAGACACTCGCCATAGGGCGTCTTGTTCAGTTTCTTCTTGCATGTGTACCTCATATAGTTAATAATAACTATTATCTAGATAAGTACTTATGTAAGTGAGCAGACGAGAATATAGTGTTTTTATTGGGAAGGTGTAAATATTTTTACACCTTTCTATAAATACATAGGAGTGAGAACGATGAAAAACTTAACAACCAGTGTAATAGCACTGATTCTTATATCTTCAATACAATCTAACGCCTCGGAACTCGGATGGAGTTTCAAGTCGCCAGCCTTCCATTATGGTAACGGTTACTCTACGCATGTGTTGAGTGTAGAACAGCTACAACACAATAGAAGAGAAGACCAACGTAAGGATGCTGAGGCTGAAGCACGTCGAATAGAACGAGAACTAGAAAATACTATATTGAACAAATTTATGCGTAACGTAGAAAGTAGAATATATGCACAGTTAAGCAAGCAAATGGTAGACAATATGTTTAGGGTTTGCGATGAAGCCGCAGAAGGTGCAACATGTACAACACCATCAGGCGGGTCTGCTGAAATTGAAGGTGCAACTATTACGTGGAGCAAAGATGCGACAACCGGTAGTATAACTTTAGTAGTTGTTAGTGAGGACGGAACCACTGAGATTACAATTCCTGGCGAAGGGGAGTTCTTTTTTTGAAGCATAGTTTATTAATATTGATACTCGGTTTACTGTTATCGGGTTGTACAGCTATGGTGAGGTCTTTGGACATGGCACGAAATAACGTGGATGGTCCAGCTAGACTACAAGGATCTCCTAATCAGGAACGTATGAATAGTGTTCCGGAATTGGATGGTAATAGGATAACCATTGCAGTTTACAATTTTATGGACAAGACTGGACAAAGAAAACCAGCAGATAAAATAGCAAATTTAAGTAGTGCAGTTACACAAGGCTCAGAAGTATGGGTTATAAACGCACTAGAAGAAGTAGGAGGCGGCACGTGGTTCACAGTTGTTGAGAGGGTTGGATTGGACAATCTAATTAAAGAGCGTCAGCTAATTCGAAACACCAGAGATGTGTATGAGAAAGATCTACCTAACGGGCCCACTCCTCTCAAACCCATGGTTTTTGCCGGACTATTACTTGAGGGTGGCATAGTAGGCTATGATAGTAACATTGCAGTTGGAGGCGCAGGAGCAAGATGGCTCGGCGTTGGAATGCAAGATGAATACAGAATAGATACGGTCACTGTAGTAATGCGTGTAGTTAGTGTCAGCACAGGAAAAGTGATGATGAGTGTAGCTACAGAAAAAACTATAGCAAGTTATAGAACAGGCGCGGACATTTTTAAATTTTTAGACCTAGGTACCAAATTAGTTGAAAGCGAAATTGGTTGGTCTGTAAATGAGCCCGTTAATTATGCAGTAAGGGCGGCGATCGAAGCAGGCATAATTGAATTAATATATGAAGGCGAGAGAAAAGAGTTTTGGAAATTTAAAAAACCTTTTAGACAAATAAAGGAAGAATAATGCGTAGTATATTAATGATATTAGCTGTCCTGGCAGTATCCAGCACTGCGTTCGCCAACGACATTTATATAGAACAAGTAGGTGACACTTTAGATCTGGACATAGTTCAAGACGGAACTGACAACGAATTTGGTGATAGCACCACAGATGCCACACTAAGAGGCGATGATATGACTTTTAGTATTACTCAAACGGGTAGTACTAACAAAATAGATGCAATAATTAAAGGCAACGACTATACAGGTACTTGGACATTTACAGGCGATTCAAACGAAGTAAACATGAAGTGTGCTAGCACTAGTGCAGTAGATTGTGAAACTGTAACTGTAAATATTACAACAACTGGAGACGACAACAAATTTAAAGTATTCATCGGAGAAAACAGTGATGCAGACAACCTAGCCGCTAACTTTACAGTAACAGGTGACGGTAACGTAATTGACGTGATCAATGATGCAACTGCAAGTGATGTAACAGTTACACTAAACAATGCTAGTTCAACAGCAAGTGGTACAATCAATAATGTGGGTAGTGGACTTACAACTGGATCAGGCGGAAACTATGTAGACATAGATCAATCTGGTGCAGGCGATAGTGCAGGGCACAGCATTACACTTGGAGTAGTTGGTGGCGGAAACAATGTCAAAATACTTCAGTCCGGTGTTAAAGATAACAAAGTGGATATGACAATGCAAGGAGATGGCGGTGACGTCAACATTAGCCAAACTGACTAGCATAAGTTTACTACTACTTTTTCTTTTAGCAATATGTACACCTGTACATGCACTTGCTCCTGATGCTGGAGCGATTGGTAAAATTAAAGGCAGTGGAGTTCTAGAAAGAAATGGTGCTGTTATAACTGGCGGTAATGGGATCGGAGTCAAAAGTATGGACACAGCCGTTACTGCCAGAGGCACTATGCAGATTGATTTTGTTGATGAGACAAGAGTTGACATAACTGAACACAGTAGATTGCTTATAGACGAGTTTGTTTATGACCCAGCCAACGGTGTGGGTAAGCTAGGATTAAAAGCTAGTCTGGGTACCATGCGATATGCTAGTGGTCAAATTGCAAAAAGATATAAACAAAATGTAAGAATAAGAACACCTAGTGCTACAATTGGAGTAAGAGGTACAGACTTTATTTTAGTAGTCGATGAAGTAGGAGCAACAATGGTAACACTTTTACCTAGTTGCGACGAAGATGGTTACTGCTTTACTGGCGAAATTAAAGTAGAAACAGATGTTGGGTTTGTGATAATGAATCAAGCATTTCAAACAACAATGACTAGTATTGGCAGTCAGCCACCTACAAAACCTTTAACACTTGACTTAGATGAGAAGATGATTAACCAACTGTTGATCCTTCGTAAACGCATGCCCTATGAAGACGAAGAAGCTATTATACAACGCCAAGCAAGGCGTATGTTTGACTTTTTGGGTATTGACTTTTTAGACTTTACAGACTTAGATACTGATGCTCTCGGTAATAGTATTGAAAGTATTTGGGTAACACAACTAGACGAAACAGATTATATGCTTGCAGATGTGCTATACGACATGTTAGATAAACTAAATCAACTGTTGTATGCATTATTCAAAGATCATTTACAATTACAAAATGAGAAATTTTTTAAAGAAGAAGCATCACAGTATGGATTTGATCCTGAAACAGGAATACGTTTTGAAAAAGACGGAGACTATTATGTTGTCGAAAGACAAGACAACAGTGGAGACAATTACTTTAGATTGAGATTACACAATCAACACGGATACAACTTGGACTTAGGACAAAATGACTGGGAAATATTTGAATATGAAGTTGGCCCTAGCGGCAACAATAATATTGTTGTTAAGCAATCAAACTGGTAACGCCAACGACATTTACATAAATCAGGTAGGTAATATCATTGATATGGATATTACTCAAGACGGCAATGATAATTCAATCCGCAGTTTGAATACTACTTCAGGTTATGCTAGTATAGGCGGAAATAATAAAACATTTGCTGTTACTCAACAAGGTGACAACAACCGTGCAGGTTTTTGGACACACGGTGGTAATCAAGTTATGAGCCTCACACAGGACGGAGATAGTAACGTTAGTGCTATGGACAATCACGGCAACAACAATGATATGAGTGTGGACATCGAAGGTGACAGCAATGTTACACATACTGAAATAGGTAATGGCGGCGATGAATTCAATGACATGAGTGTTATTATAAAAGGCGACAGCAACAATGCATATGTAGAAGTCCTAAATGGTGATAGTAATGATATCGATGCACAAATACAAAGTCAAGACAGTAATACACTGCGTATAACTGTAAATGGTAATAGCAATGATATCAAAGCATGGCAAGGCAAGCACGAAGATGGTAGTGTAGATCCAGACGAAACTGGAAGCAATGATTTGTATTGGATTGTGTCAGGCAACAGTAATAACCTAGAAAGTTATCAAACAGACGACAATGGCAACGGCGGACAACACATTGCAAATTATGTTACAGGTGATAACAATGATGTAAAACATACACAGCGTGGTGCAAGTGACCACGAAGGCTTTGTAGAAATAAACGGTGATGGTAATACTGTAGAACTTTTACAGCGAGGAAACAGTAATGTACAGTTTGCTGATATTGTACTAGATGATGGACACACAGTAGATGTAAATCAGAGATACGGAAGTCATACTACAAATATAGATCTTACAAATGCAGGCGGCGCATATAATTTAGATCTAACACAACATGCAACTACTAATCAAACGTACAACATGACAGGTACGTGTACAAATGCTATTGGGTGTGCAATAACAGTTACCCAAAACTAAAGGAGGACGTGATGATAGAATTAGTGATGGCAGGCATGATGTCTTGCCAAATAGTATATAAAGAAATAGTTAAAGAAGATCTCATGTGCTTCTACACATGCAAAGATAGTACTAGAGAATTTGCTAGTACGCTAAAACAATTTCAATGTCCTAAAATTCTTTATGTAGATAGACCAGTACTACCTTTCAAAGAACGTGACTTTAAGAAAAACAAATGGACCAAAGAAGCCATTGGTAAAATTACTAATAAGTAATTACATGAGTATGCACGGAAACAATCACCCCCAGGGTAAAAGAACAGTAGTACTAATGATTGCATTGTGTGTAATATTACATTTTATTATTATTCCGATTTGGATGTGGAGTTTAGGATTATGAAAATACTAACACACTGGACATTAGCATTTGTAACTGCTATACTAATTACATTGTTTCACTACAACGACAACTATGTTGTTGAAACTGCAAGGCTCAAGAGCTTTGATTTATTACAACAACAAGATGAGATAGTACACAGTAACGATATAGGTATTGTAACGATTGACGAAGCGTCATTAGAAAAATACGGACAATGGCCTTGGAAGCGTAGTGTACTAGCGGGTATAATATGGGAACTAAGAGAAGCAGGTGCTGGTATTATTGTGCTTCCTATACTGTTTAGTGAATATGATAGACTAGATGGTGACCAAGAATTGCTTAATGCTATTAATGGTAACGGTGTAGTAATAGGTCAAAACGGAAGTTTTACAGCAAACAAAAATGGTGTGCCACGTGGCGTAGCAAAAATTAATGATCCATTACCTTTCTTATTTGAATGGGACGGTATGATAGGACCAATACCAGAATTTGGGGAAAATGCAGACGGTGTTGGAGTATTAAACACTGTACCCGAGATCGATGGTGTAGTCAGACGCTTGCCGTTGTTGATGCGTATAGGTGAAGACATTTATCCTAGTATTGCAATTGAAACAATACGTGTTGCTGTTGGTGAACCTAGCTATCAAGTTAAGAGTAACGAAGGCGGCATAGACAAAATGCGTGTACCTGGTTATGCAGTAATACAAACAGATAGCAATGCTAGAGTTTGGCTACGTTGGAATAAAACATTTGATACAATAAGTGCAAGTGAAATAACTAGGTTTCCAGAACTACTAGGTAAAACTGTAATAGTTGGTGTAACAGCAGACGGATTAACAAATATCATTGCAAGTCCCAAAGGCGGGCAATATAACTATATGCCTAGTGCCGTATCATTACAAAATATACTAGATGGAGACACAATATCTCGTCCGTATTGGGCCTTTTTATTAGAGATAGCTACTACATTTAGTGTCGGATTTTTGATCGTTATACTTGGTCGCTTTGCTCCCTATTGGCTGGCAGGTTTAAGTATTATTACATTTGGAGTTGGTGTTGTATACGCAACTTGGTATGCTTGGACAAATTATTTGTACTTGCTAGATGCAACAATGCCTATGCTTGCAATAGTGCTTGTAGGTTTGCATGCTATATTTTTAAGATTTGTGCTAGAGTTTTTTGAGAAACAAAAGATAAAGAAACAGTTTGCAGGATACGCAAGTCCTACAGTTGTGCGTTTACTACAAGAGAACCCTGCACTTATTAAAGACGGTATGAAAAAAGAAGTTAGCATATGCTTTAGTGACTTACGTGGCTTTACGCCGTTGGGAGAATCATTTGGTGATGATGTTAAGGGTCTTACGAAAATTATGAATGGTTATATGGATGCCATTACACAACCAGTATTAGACATGGATGGAATGATTATAAAATATATAGGTGATGCAAGTATGCATGTACACAATGCTCCAATTGACGATCCAGAGCATCCTAAGACAGCAATTCAATGTGGATTGGATATGCTGAAAGCAGTGGAGAAATTCAATGAGAAAATTACGGCTGATGGCAGACCTCCTGTTGGCATGGGGGCTGGTATCAATACTGGGCTTGGCTATTTGGGAGAAATGGGATCAACCCAACGACACAGCTATGACGTCCTCGGAGACTCAGTCAGCACAGCCGCTAGAATAGAAAGCAAGTGTAAAGAATATGGGTGTGTACTATTGGTAGGTGAAAACACATACGAACGTACCAAAGATGATTTCTTTTATTTAAAAGTAGATGATCTAGCAGTTAAAGGTAAAACAATTGGTATTGGTATATGGACTGTATTAGATGATGTAAAGCCTGCATACAGAACCAGTCAAAAATATCATGTACAAATGTACGAGTATTATAAACAACAAAAGTTTGATGAAGCAATTAAATTATGTGACCAACTGTATAGTAACTTTGATGGAAAGATGGAAGGTTACTATAATATGTGGAAAGAACGTTGTGAGTTTATGAAAACTCAACCTTTACCTGCTGATTGGAATGGTGTGTTTATCGCAACTACAAAGTAGTTTTAATTGGATATAGTTTTATCTTTCTCATTTAATTCTTTTTTTATCTTTTCGATATCTTCGATATCTATATCCAATTTTTTACCTGTCATCTTTTCGTATTCTTCTTTATACTCCAAAACCATCATTAGTTTTTGTTGTAATCTTATCATGTCGTTGTCTAGCATACGAACTCTATCAACAAGTTCTATTAAATCTTTCATTGCCCTAGAGATAACTGGCTTAACTTTCGTTGTTGCCCATACCCATATATAATAGATAAAATATCCTAAGCCAACTGCGGCTATAATCGGAAATCCGTATTGATTAACCCAATCTGCAAATTGGTTCATTACTTACTTCCTACGTATCCTGCAATAATGCCTATTAATCCAGTTAGTGCCATTTTCATTAATGTAATAACACTTTCATCTACTGGTCTGTTTTCTTGTAGTGCAACATAGTAATCGCCTACAATTATTAAACCTAGTAATGATAACACTCCTATAACGAGTGCAACAATTATTAAGTCTTTTAAGTTTTTAATCATTCTCCAGCCTCTGCTTCTTTAGCTCTAGCTTCTGCTCTTTCTTTTTCATCCTCTGGATTACATCTTATTAGCCAGCCAGAATCACTTACTATAAAACGATCTCCTGGCTTATATAAAAAATTGTCTTTTTTCTTCTCAGGGTTGCCGTCTGCGGACCAACCCATTACCTCACCGGGCCAATCGCCTTTAACTGAAAATCCCTTGCCACCTGGCAAGCTGTCAATTGTATAGTCTACCCACATCATGGTTTTCTCTCCTCAATCTTTTCTCGCATCATCCTTACCTTCGTTGGCGGCAATGCGATCAATATTAGGTCTAACGCCTAATGCATAGCTCATTAAAGCATCAATCTTCACTAGGTCATTATTCATTGTTTGAACACGATTGTCCAAACCTTTTATAATGCCAGCTAGTCCGTTGACACTTGCAGTTACTCCGTCGAGGATAAATTTTATGGTTAAAAAAACAAGATAACCGCTAGCGGCTGCCGCGGCTATAGGAAACCCAACATCTGAGATGAGTTTGAGTGCGTCTCCCATATAGTACTCCTCTGTCTGCAATAGTATTTATTGTAAACAGGGTATATTATAGGTTGTTTAACTCAATAAGTGTTGCTGATAGATTAATTTCAGGATCTGCTACCTGTGTATGCTTTACCATACCGTTACGTATTACAATAACTGCTTCGTCTTGTTTGTCTTCTGTATCACCAAAAAACTCTACATTGCGATATAACCAACGAAACATTTCTTCATATTCGTCAGTTCTACAGTTGGCAATAATCAGTTTACGTGCTTCACGCACTTGTTTTGCTTTGAATAGCTCAACCATTTTTACACGCCAGCCAGTATCTTGGTCACTAGTTTCTGGTTGTGCTAGTACACCATCAACAACTGCCATTTGTACACTGTTAATAGTTTTACGCAAGTCTGGGTATGTTGCTCGAACAAAACTGTCCAATGTTTCTAATTCAAACTTTGTATTATTTTCAATCAATATCTCTGCTATACGTGCAGTAAATTCATTAGTATCTAAACTAGTAATATGAAAGCCTTGACATCTACTTTGTAATGCTGGAATAATTTTGTTGGGATAGTTACAAGTAAGAATAAAACGCACACTCATATGATACTGTTCCATAACACCACGCAGAGCCGCTTGACCTTCTGCACTTATATAGTCAGCCTCATCAAGTAGTATTACTTTGTAATCACCCCAAGGCATAGTTTCACTAAAGTTTGTAATCTTGCGTCTAATAAGATCTACGCCATTATCTCTACTAGCATTGATTAACAGTACATCTGCATCTTGTACACCCAAGTCATTTATCAAAACTTTTGCTAGTGTTGTTTTACCTGTACCTGGTGAGCCGCTAAACAACAGATGCGGAATACCACCATCTGTTATCCAACTCTTTACTTGATTTTTTTGTGCTTCATCTTTGAATACATATTCTTCAACTGTCTTAGGTCTGTATTTTTCTACCCAAATATCTTTCATTCTTTTACTCCATGAGGTGCAGGTTTGCCGTCAGGTCCCAAGTTAACAAACACTATTTGTTCAACACTGGTTATTACTTGTTCAGTGCGTTTGTTTCGCACATCACATCTGATAGTAATACTTGTGGTTCCTATGTTTACTGTTTCCATTCCTATTTCAATAATATCTCCTCTTATTGCACTATGCAAAAAGTCAATATTACTCATACTTCTTGTTACTACTCTGTCGTTATCTAACTGACAGCTACAGTAAATATACGCTTCTTCGTCAATCCAGTCAAGTACTCTTCCGCCAAAAAGAGTCCCATTGCTGTTTAAGTCTTTATGGGCGATCATCTTTCTAGTAAAGTACTTCATTTCGTTAATGATTTCTTCTCCCATCAAATACACAAACAAAATAAAGTTCTTCACTTGCACTATGTACACGATGGAATACACCATCTTGAATTAGAACAACATCTCCGGGCTCAACCGGAAACCAATTGTCGTCTATTTCTATTTTGCCTGTACCTTCAATAAAATAATATACTTCTTCTTGTCCTTGGTGTTTATGTCCTGATGTAGATTTGTTTGGTTGCATACGTGTACTACTAACTACAAGGTTCTTCAATGTTATATTATCTTTTACAACATATCGTTCGTCTTGTTTAGCAACTGCTCCGCCAATATCATTAATAGTTACTATCATTGTTCACTCATATGCTTTGCTACATCAGCCATTCTACAACTAAATGCCCATTCATTATCATACCATGATAGCACACGAATCATAGTCTTGTCAACCACTCTTGTTTGTTGTGGAGCAAATATACAACTTTCTTTTGTTGTATTAAAGTCACTGCTTACCAATGGTTCATCATTATATCCAATGATATTTTTCATTCCATTAAGTGTGCTTTCTTTTACTTTGGCGTTTATTTCTTCAACTGTAGTTTTTTGTTGTACATTTACAGTTAGGTCAATACAACTTACATTTGGAGTTGGGACTCTTATTGAACTGCCTAATATTTTATTTGTTAGCTTTGGATATACTATACCGATTGCTTTGGCGGCTCCTGTACTAGTTGGTATCATATTTGTACCTGCGGCTCTAGCACGATATGGATCTTTATGTTTTTTATCTATTGTACTTTGATCACCTGTGTAACTATGAATGGTTGTCATTTGTCCATTTAGTATAAAAAAGTTTTCGTCTAATACTTTAACTAGTGGTGCTAAACAATTTGTTGTGCAACTAGCATTGCTTATTATATAATCATCTGTACTAATTTCTAAATGATTAACACCGAATACAACTGTCTTGTCTACATTCTTTGCTGGGCTACTAATAACAACTTTATTTGCACCCCCTGATATATGATGCATGCAAATATCACCATCTCTGAACGCACCAGTACATTCAAATACTATATCAACATTATACCATTTTATTTTGCTTATATCACGTTCTTGTGTCCACAGTATAGGATCTTGTATTGGCCCTGTGTATCGTCCATGTACACTATCATATTTTAACAGATGTATATTTGTATCACGTACTCCACTAGCATTGACTTGTACAAGTTCCATATCATTGCGTTCGCTCATGATATGTCTTGCAAGGCATCTGCCTATTCTTCCGAAACCGTTTATGCCTACTTTAATCAAGTAATACCCATCCTACTTCTATATTCATCTTGTAATGCTGGATCTGGGTCGTACTTTCCTCCAGTTCCATCTACTCCAAAGTTACAACTAGCAACTACAAGCATTATTGCAACAGTACCATATGAAAGCCACTTCATAAATTTTAAAAATATTTTATATGCCTGTTCAGCTTGTTCTTGTGCTTCTTCTTTAATTGAGTTGCTCATCTTTCTCCTTTATTGCTTTCTTTTCTAAACTTAATTTTTCTTTGGCACTCATTGCATATGCGGCGCCTGCTAAAAGAACAATAGCACCTGCTTCTGCTACAAGTGTTAGTGGTTCTCCATCTTTTGAGTGTAGTATAATCAGTCTACACAATGCAGTCATCGCAATAATAATTGGTAGTGTAACTGGTATTCTATTACTGATATAGTAAGCACCAACCATACCTACAATCTCTGTGTATATGAATAACAAAAATAAGTCAGCAAGTGCTATGCTACGTGCCTCCCACATACCCCAAACTTCTAGTAGTGCGGCTACTACAGTTAAAGCACCAATGCCGCCAAGCATTAGTTTTTCAGTTACTGTTGTAGTCCAATGTAGTTTTTCGTTTAATTTACTCATTTACAATGCTCCGTATTCGCCATGGTGTAAAACAAACACTGCCTAGGCTAATATGATCTGCTCCGGCATTAACATATCTGTCAACACTGACCTTATCTTTAACTCCGCCGCCTGCAATAACTTCAACATGAGAGTGTGTACTTTTTATATACTCCAGTATTCTTAAAGTATGTGGTACAATTACATCACCACTAAGTCCACCTTTTTTAGTCGGTACTGTATTGCTTGCGTGTATTTGAGTATAGCCTAGTTTGACTATTTTGTCAATCTGTTTGTTTGTTATAGTTGGCGGTACTTTTACAATGCACCATTTGCGTTCATCTTTTGCAAAACTTTTTGTTAAGTCTGGGTGTGCGTCTACATTAGGACAACTTATATTAAGTTCAACGCTCATATTCTTGGGTACTATTTCGTAAAGTATACGCCAGTCATTTGGTTCCAAACTACTAATACTCATAACACTGTATGGTGAGGTTGCTTCTATTCCTTTGAGTATTCCTGGGTTACGTAATCCTAATTTATTACGCCAGCCTGTCTTAGTGTATCTAAGTGTTTTAATAATCTGTTTCACTAGCCCAGGACGTGGCTTTACTGTGAATGTTCCTGTAACACTAATTACTGGCTTACCACTTAAAAAGTTAGTGTATTGTAAGTAGTTTCCAAATGGAGCACTGATAAAATACATTTAGATCTCTTCTTTTTCGATTTTAATTGAACCTTTTGCACCACATCGAGGACAAAACCAAGGACCTCTATCTATGCACTCTTTGCTATTCATTGTTGCATAGGTAAAGTAGGCTTTGCACTTAGAACATGTTATATGATAGATATATTCTAAGTGTGCGGTAAACATTTCTACAATCTTTGTACTTCTACGATTTCGCATGTTGGGAAAATCTTTTTTATCCTGCCAGATGCTCCAGTTCTTCCCAAGCCTTGTATAACTGCTGATCCGTGAGATCCTGTTATTAAGATTTCAAAGTCGTCGTTACATGTTTTCCTAATAGGTAAAACTTTGTCTTGAGGTAAACTGAATAATACCTTGTACTCGACGTCACTGTGAAAATCTATTACAATGCCCATGGCTTATTCATATTTCGCTGTAGCAACTGTTGTACTCATTTCTAGTACTTCTCTTGGTCCGTCCCATATACCCATAATATCTTTTGGGTCTATTGCATACAGTTTTTTCTTCTCAGGATGATCTACATCAAATCCTCTACTCCACCGTCCGTGTGGAACTGCAATAAAGTCACCTGCTTTAACATCGTTGGTTACTTCGTTATCGCTACCAACATCATGTACTTCGAAGAATCTTGTTTTGATTCCGCCTTGGGTGCCATCATCGTCTAGTGTAATGATACCACCTTTGGTTTTGCCTTCGCCTGGCGGATTTATAAAAAATGCTAATACACTGTGTTTAACTGCTCTAATGTTTTTCATACTATACTCCTTCTATGATTTGTTCGAGTGTTTGTAAAACTTGTTCGCTTGTATCTCTCATTGGATACTCTGTTAGTATTGCTTGCTTAATTGTGTTCCTAGTAAAGTCTAATGCGAAACGTTCTCCGGATTCTGGATTCATTCCTGTGTTTACTAAAAATACGTTACTGCCATGTTGTTCAACTTTGTCCATCAGCATGTCACTGTATGTGCTAACTGCTCTAGGCATAAAAGGTGATCCGTAACAAGGACTAAATGTGCGTTGTATTTCTGTTACGCCTGACTCTGTACCTGGCATTACACTGGTATATCCTGTTTCAAAAAAGCGTCTAACTGCCTTACCACTTATTCTACTGATAGCAGGAAATACACCTTCTGCATCCATTGTTAAAAAGAATATATTATTTGCGTGGTCAAAATTACTGCGTTTGTGATAAGCATTTTCTACACAACTAATAGGATAACTTAATCTTGCATTTGCCGCTTCAGGATTTTCTTCTACTAGTGTGTCTCTGCGTCTTGCTTCTTCTACTGCACTAAAAATAGTAGGATGTGTCTCAGGTGTCAAGCCTTCGCTTTTTGCATAACAACCTGTTTCAATCATTCTAATACCCATGTTGCTCCAAACAACTTCATCATCACTAATAAGTTTGTATTCAGGATCACTTGACAATGTAGTCTTGCCTGTACCACTTAATCCAAACATTAGGTTAGTTGTTTTACGATATGTAAATGCTCCACAATGCATAGGTAGTCTATCAAACTTGGGTAACTCAAAACTAACTATACCAAATACACCCTTTTTGATCTCGCCTAAAAATGTTGTACCTCCAATTAATAGTAGTTTCCTATCAAGGTGTACATATATTTTGGGTTCCATTTTGATGCTGGTGTTGTGATATATTGTCCAATCACCTTCTTGATCTTCAGCAGTAACCTTAAACATATTCCAAACAAACTGTTTGTGTCGTTCATCATTTGTATGCAGTGTAAAGTTAGTGCCTACTGTTTCAAAGTTCATAGGTTCTAAATAATTTTGTTGCTGTGTTAGTAAAGTTAAGAAATCGTTGAAGTCTTCTTCTTTACCTATTTTATTAAACTTGGGTCTGGTTAAATCTAATTGTTCAGCTTGTTTGCCAAAAAAGTATTTGTTTTCAGGTGACCTGCCTGTAGGATGTGTAGTAATGCTTATGTTAGTCATTCTTCCCCTGCGATTTCTACAGTCTCGATGCTACCATCGTCATATTCGATTTCTACGAATTTAGTACCATCGTCTCTGGTTCTGGTAATCTTACTTATTGCTTCAGGTTCTTGGCTGAACTGCTCTTCAAGATTAGGTACTTCTACATCTTGAACTGTTGCTGTTTTCTTTTTCTCTTTTTGTTTTGGTTCAGGTGATTTTGCTTTTGCTTGGATGGGTTTAGGATTACTAATAGGCTGTTGTTCAGGTGGCACTTGCATATTTTGATGTGCAACTGCAATATCTTCTGCACTTACTTTTATGCTTCCATCTTGGTTTAATCTATCACCACGTCCGTTCATTGATACATTACTTACTGCTCTAGTAGTTTCATGTTGAGCCGCTAGTGCCGACATATCAATAACTGAACCTCTTGCTGTCTTGGTATTTCTCATCTTAAAAATTCCTTATAGTCCAAATTATATTTAATACTGTCAATTTTATGTACTCCAATTAGATATAGTATGTAACTTGAAACACTTGACCCTCTTCCAACACCCCACATGATATTGTTGTCTTTCAGTGTAGTGACCATATATACTAAAAATTTTAACATAGGTAACATTCCACGTTGTTTAAATTCCTCAAGTTCAGCTATACACCTATCAGTGTTTTGTTTTGGACATAGGTTCAAAATATAATCCGTAATATTTAATTGTTTGTATTCTTCTGGCATATGCCAATTATTTACATCACTGTATGTGTACTTATCACTACTATCAGCAGGTGTTTCGTAATCTATATGGTCGTTAAATTTAAACAAGCTACAGAAATGATTGTATGTATCAATCTTATCTGTTTCTTTTGTTACAATGTATTTTGCTTGCTTACTTCGTAACAATCCTTCAACAAGATCATCTTCGTTTACTACTATTTCATTCATTGAATTTATCTTCATCTTTTTTTAATCTAAACTTTATATCACAGTAACCACATATAGCTTCTCCGCCATCTGGTATTGTGTAGTACACTTTAGGATGATCCATTTGTTCGCCCATACACCAAGTTCTATTGCTATCACAGTATACAACAACTTCATTGAATCCGTCAACCCTTTGACTATGCTCTTCTATTCTATCTCTCCGATATTTAGAATGTCATCTTCAGGATCTTTGCCTTCTTCTATTCTGCGTTCTCTGTCACGTTCTACAACTTGCATTTGACTTTTTCTACTAATTTCAATGCTTAGTTGTTCCAACATATTTTGTAATTGGCCCACTGGACCCATCATACCCATGCTTTGTGCTTGGCTTATTTTTTTACGGATTTCTATTTGTTTCTCAAGTAACTGATCAACTGATAAATTTTCTACATTTAAAAACATAATACTCCTATATTAACATAATAAAATTGCTATGTCAAGCTAATCATTTCAGCTAGCTCTAAATTATAATCTTCAAAACGTTCTTTTCTAACTTTATTCATTCTACTATCTTCTGTTCTGAAAGTTTTCCATTGCCCTGGTTGATTTAGTTCGTATATTGTATCTTTAACAAACGAAAGTTTCTCTTCGTGTTCATACTGTTCAAGTAAACATTGTTTAACTTGTTTTGGTAAATGTCTTGGACGCATATATTCAGGACCTTCTACTACCATAAAGTTTGCAAATACACCTAGTTCTCTACAGTAGTTATGCAACTTCATAAAACAGTTTACATTGTATAAAGTAATTACACCATGCACTGTAAGTTTACACCAATCTTGTTCGCTAAACCAATGCAAGTTTTCTTTAACTTCTTCCCAATGACTACCAGTTCTTAAAAACTCATTCAATGGTCCATATGCATCGATGCTCAATGTTACAGTAAGTTTGTTAAGTTTCTTAAACCTTTCAATGATTTCTTCAGTTGGTCTCATTGTAGTATTTGTGATTAACATAAGATTGAGTTTAGGTAAATCACAACGATCTAAAATATCTATAATTTCTTTTGGATGTAGTAGAGGTTCACCACCTAGTAATTTTAAAAAACGTAAGTTGCTTAGATCAGTTTTGTTTAATGGATTGTATTGTATACCTTTGGGTATTGCCATTCCTAATGCTTTTGCATCTTTATACCAATGTGTGCTTAGTGCTGGTCCACACATTCTACAACTGTTATTACATGCATTGCTTAAACTTAATTCTAAATAACGCAGTTTAGGTTCACTGTCTTTGTGTACAGGAACCATTCTATCTACATCTTGTCCTATACCTCCAAATATACCAGTGTTGACATCTAATCTCATACTGGTTCCTGTTTCACGTTCTAGTCTATAACAACGACTACAACCTTTTACAGGTTTATCTTCTAACATTCGATTTCGGATATCAACCATCAATGGATGATTCATTACATCACCATTGTTTACATCCATGTCGTTTGGTGCTTCGCCTACCCATTGACAACAGGGCCATGCTTTGCCTGTTTGCCATACTCTGACATGATTCCAAGGTAGGATACAATCATACTTGCCCATATTATTACTTAGTGAGTCAACAGCAAACTCATATTATAATCCGTTAGGGACTATAATATAATGGATAGCAAGTACAACGCCTACTGACGCACCCAATCCTATCATCATCTTAATAAAGTCTTTGGTAATCAAAGGAAATACTGTTTTAAACTTTTCCTTGCCAGTGACAGTTGCCATAGCAAGTTCTCGTCCACATAGTAGTCCTACGAATACCCAGGTTGTTGACATTGGTATATCATTTAGTTCTTTAAAGAAGAACAAGATTACAAAATAAACACAGTCAATGATTGTAGCACTACGCACATATCTTGTGTTGTGTTTTTCTAACACAATCTTTTGTATCTTACCTCCACCTTCACGGAACATGTATCCTAATCCAAATACAAACATTGCACTGATTAGAACCATTAGGTCCCATGGTATTTCTCTTGGCAAGAACACAGCAATGTTTGCCATGTCATGTGATAACCAAGTGAACCATAAGAAGCCTGTTGTAAACCATTGTGCAATACGCCAATAGTTTTTGTGTTGTTCTTTTACCGGCTTTGCTTCGTCTAGCAATTTGCTGACTACTAACCAAATAACATATGCCGCAACTGCCGCTACTGCATATCCCATCATGCTTTTTACAAGCATCTTCTCTAATACAAATGTACTGGCAAATGCACTCAGCACTAGGAAACTAGTACTAACTGGTACACCTATTCTTGTTAATGCTAACAAGAGTGCAGGTGCCATTGCGTGATACCATTGTATTTCTTGGAATGGTATTTTATTCAAACGACCGTAACTGATGTCACCTCCGTTCATATACCAACCATACCACAAAGTATAAAGGAGAACTGCTGATGCCGCTCCCCACATAACTTTCCAATTAAATTTTTCGTTGTTTGATGCGATCCATGTACCCAACGTTTGTACACTATCGTTTGCTATTACTGAATATCCGGCGAATAAAAATCCCACAAACATCCACAGTGTTAATGCGTCCATATATAATTTCTCCTATACTTGACGGCTTTACCCCGTCGCTCGCATGTGAGTTGTTGTTGTTGACTCATGTATATTTACGTCTGTACTGCCAATACTAATACAGTAGCGAATAACGCTACAATAAAGGTTACTACTATTGGATTCATTTACTCATTTCCTTTAACATGATATTCATTTGATCGACTTTTGTTTCTATTTCTTCGAACCTATTTTCCATTTGGTCTGTTGCTATAAACATTAAAATACCTGCAACAATTAACATTGCCCAAAAAATTACGCTAAAATATTTGCTCATGTTCCGTTCTCCTTTTTTAGCAAAGAAAGCTCTTTCAAGTTGATTCATTTTTATTCCTTTTTGCTGATGCAGTATAATATCCTGCGCCAAAACTAATTGCTATTACTGATATCATTGCAATAGCATGCCATAATAGAAAGTCCATTAGATATCTCCTTCTTTTCTATTCTCACTATAATAAGCGTCAAAGTCGCCACCTGGGTAACGTGCTTTAAGTTTATCAATATTCATTTGAATGACTTCATTTGGATCAATTTTTAGTGCCATGCACCCTTGCATCCAATACCACATTACATCTCCCAATTCACGTTGCATATGATAGATGTTATCTTCTGACATTGGCTTACCTTGAAACATAGCTTTCTTAACTATCTCAGTAAACTCACCAGCTTCTGCACCTAGTCCACAACTTGCGGTTAGCAGACGTGGCATATCAACGTCTTGGTTTAGGTTGTACCAGTTAGCAACGAACGCATCATTGTTTTTGCTTTCTTCGCTGGTTACTGCATCTACAAATTCTTCGTATTTCTTTAAATCAATTTGTTTTGACATTTTTAATTCCTCTTATATATTATAATATATAATACACTGATTATCAGTGTAAGTCAAGCCTTGCTAGCTTGCACAATCATATTGATGTTCTGTGTGATCTTAGCATTAAATTCAGCATCTGTTTGACTTATGTTCAGTCCTTCACTAAGTGCTCTACTAAAACTTGCAGTAACATCTGTATTAGCACTAAGCCTGCGACATGCTTCCATAGTTGGGTAACCACCACTGAGCCCAACAACTTTATTTACATTTTTATGTTTTGTTAACTCTATATACATATTGGACTGTTCAGGAAGTGTAAGTTTGAGTATACATTTTCCATTAAATTTATCTAACTGTTCTTCAAGTCCTCTGAACAGTGCAATTTCTAATCCTTGCTTGTGTTCGTGTTCAATTGGAATTTCAGGTTCTACTATTGGTATAAGATCTCTAGCATAGATTTTTTCAGCTAAGTCGAATTGTTGCTCTAACACTGCATCTAATATTTCTGGAGTTTTAACAATGCTACGCATCTTTGTTCCGTAGCATCCACGCTCTCTAGCAAATTCAATCATCTCATCAAGCGGAAACTGTTTTAGTGTTCCATCTTCTTGGCACCCACTGTCTACTTTTAAAAATGCTTCGATGTGTTTTTGTTTTAAAAAAGGAACCATATCTCGTTTGACTGTGTCCTGATAAAGTATTGCGGCCCAAATATTATCGCTTGTAAAGTCTGGACTATTTGCCATACGCATACGCATTTCGTGTACAAGATCCATCTTATTTTCTTCTGTGTATTCTTGTCCGTAACGTTCTAGTACGCCGCCTGTTGACCCACCACTGTGATCCATTGCCGCAATAAATTTACTCATATGTTTCTCCTGTGTTACGAAAGAAGTTTTCACTCCAAAATGCTTTGTCGTCAATCCAAACATCATAGTGTTCTTTTTTACCAACACTAAGTTCGTGATGCTTTGCACCCCAACTGTCAAGTTGACTTTTAGTAAGGTCATAGTAGTCCACCATACTTACTGCACCTCTGGCTGTCATATACTTGATTGTGTGTCCTGCATCATACAGTGCATTTACTTTTGCAATACGATCCATCATAGGTTCATGCAGTGCATAATTTTTCTTACCATCTGGTTCGAATACCTCGTTACAAATGGTTCCATCAATATCAATAATATATCTCATTTAAATAAACTACTCACACTTTCTTCATTTGTGATTCTTCGCATAGCTTCTCCAAAAAGCTCTGCAACTGTTACTTGTCTAATTTTTTTACTTGTATTCTGCATAGGAATACTATCACTGATTACTAATTCCTCTAGCAAACTGTTGTCAACCTTTTTAGTTGCACCGTTGCTGAGTACGCCATGTGTAATATATGCTCTTACACTGAGAGCACCTGCATCCATAATTGCTTTAGCGGCATTGCACAGTGTACCTCCACTGTCTACAATATCGTCTACCAGTATTGCATGTTTGTCTTTAACTTCGCCAATTAAATTCATAACTTCTGCTACACCTGCTTTGGGTCTACGTTTATCTACAATAGCAACATCGCCATAAAACATTTCAGCAAACTTTCTAGCACGAACAACTCCGCCTGCATCCGGACTAACAAATACTGTGCCTTCTGTACAGTTTACATTTCGCTTTATGTCTTTTGCAAAAACTACCCTACTTGTTAGATCGTCAACAGGAATATCAAAGAACCCTTGTATCTGTCCAGCATGCAAGTCCATTGTCAGTATACGGTCTGCACCTGCTTTGGTAAGCAAGTCTGCAACTAGCTTTGCAGTAATAGGAGTACGACTTGCACTTTTTCTATCCTGTCTTGCATATCCATAATATGGCATTACAGCTGATATACGTTTAGCACTGCTACGTTTTGCAGTATCTATCATAACCAGCAACTCCATTAAACTTTCGTTTACTGGCATGCATGTGCTATTCACTAAAAAAACATCCTTGCCCCGGATGTTCTCTTTTATTTCTACTAATATTTCACCATCACTAAATCGTGTGATATCTGTTGGGACTAATTCTACAAAGCAGTGTTCAGCAACCTTCTGAGCAAACTCAGGGTTGCTACCGCCACTAATGATTTTCATCATAAGACCTCTCTCTTTTAAACAGCAAAACTTTCACCACAGCCACATTGGGCAGTAGCGTTTGGATTTTTGACAACTAGATAGTTGCCGCCAAGTTCTCTTATATAATCAACTGTACATCCAAGAACAAACATTTCTGCCATTGGGTCAAGTTCAAGAATATCTTCTATTACTCTTCCCGCTGGTTCATCTGTAAAATCCCAATCGTACTTGAATCCACTACACCCGCCACCAGAAACAGCCAACCTTACATATTTTTTTTCTTGTTGTTCTATCATTTCTGTCAGATAGTTTTTTGCTGAGTCAGTAACTATTAGTGGAATCTGCATTTTAATCTTCTATTGGTTCAGGTATAATGCCACGCTCTGTTAGCATTGCTCTATTATTTAAGTGTGCTTGTGCAATGTCATCTTTTGATTGTCCGTGATATGCTGTTGCATGTCCTTCTTCAATCATACGAGCATTAATGTCTACACCATCTACTAGTACTGTTCCTAGTATACGACCAAACTTGCCTTTTTCATTATCTACTACAGTTTGCACAATTATTTCATCGCCTTTGATATGTTCATATAACCAATCTTTTGCAAGTAAGCCATATGCTTTTTCTTCTAAGTCTCTGGTTCTACTCTCTGGTGTATCAATACCTAACATTCTAACTCTGCCTTCTAGCAATACGTCGAATCCTAAGTCTAGTATACAATCAAATGTGTCTCCGTCAACCACTTTTGTTATTTGTTTAACCCTAAAGTTATATAGTTCAATTTCACTCATTGTCAACTCCTCTACGAAGTATTTATGAGCTCTTCTCTAATATCTTGTATTGTTTTTACGGGATCAAGTGATTCGGTAATCGTTCTACCTATAACCAAATAGTCAGCACCCATGTCTGTTGCTTGTCTTGCAGATACTGTTCTAACTTGTCCTTTGTTTGTACCAATACCAGGACAAACTGTTATCATATCTTGTGCTAAAGGTTTTACTACTTCTAAATCTTTTGGACTACATATCATACCAGCAAAACCATATGGTCTTATTTTATCTATATTATCTCTCCACATTACATCTACTCCCTTGGGCAAGTAGTGCAATATGTCTAGCAAGTCACTACCACTCCAACTGGTTAGATATGTAACGCCTAGTAGTTTAATTTTGTCTGAGAATTGTTTAAGCTCTTCAAATACTGCTTCGTTGTTGTGTGTGCATATGGTTGTCATTGTAGCACCTTTGTCTACAATTTGTTGTACCACTTGTTTAACAGTATTTGGTGTGTCCCATAATTTGCAATCAATAAAAAGTTCATCTGCTAGATCTCGTATTGTGTTGGTGTGTTCCCACATCAAATGATTTACTTTGAATCCATCTACTTTGTTTTTAAGTTTAGATGCAATTTCGATATTTGCTTCTACATTTGTATTGTCTAATGCAACTATAATTTTCAATCGCCTTCTCCTGGTTCTTCAATTAAAAATTTACCTTTTTTACCTTCGTACCCCATCTCAGGATTGAAACTATCTGCATCTGGCATAGGATCTTTTTGTTCTGAGATATTGGGCCAGGCTTCATCTCCTGTACTAAACTTTGTATTAATATCTAACCATTGTTGTAAATAAGGTGTCATTTCAGTATCAGGAAATATTGCTCCAGCAGGACACTCAGGTTCACAAACACCACAGTCAATACATTCATCTGGGTTTATAACTAGTGTGTTTAATCCTTCGTAAAAGCAGTCAACTGGACATACACTCACACAATCAGTATACTTACATTTAACGCAAGCATCGCCAACTATGTATGTCATTCCACAAGGATCATTTCTATCATCTTTGTCTTTGTAAAACGTCTATCTAAGACTATTCCAATTTTTTCTTCTGCTAATTCAACTAGTTCATTTTTAGTTAATTTTTTTAAAGTCTTTTCTTCTAATTTTTCCAAATCAACTATATTGCTCGATGGCTTAATCACCAATGGATTTGTAGGTGTAGCATCTTTAAATATATCGTTCATTCAAATACTCCTAATATTAATTTAGCATCTTCACTCATGTTCCATGGACCAAATTCTGGTTCAAATGTAGTTATCACATCACACGATTCTACTTCTTCTACATTAACTGTAGCGTCATGTATATCTTTTATGATCTCATCAGCCGCTGGGCAAAATGCACTTGTTAACGTATGAGTAACAGTAACCTTGGGTAAATGTTCTAGATCAATGTTATATATAAGTCCTAAATCAAATATATTAATACTTATTTCAGGATCATAAACAAGTTTTAAATTTTCAATAATTTTATCTTTTACTTCCATTACATGCCACCAATTTAAACGTTAACATATCTTCTTGACTTTTAAACCAACATTCATAGCCATTTCTATATTGATCATAACGAAATCCACCATATGTAGATCCTAGCAAACTTTCTAAGAAGTCATGAAAACCACTAGGCTTTTTATATCTAGAACCTTTAACAAACACAGTACAATAGAACCTATTGTCTTGTGTCCAATTAGCACACCATTCTAAATCATTCGTTGTAATAGATGGCACTATTTGCTCCATGCTCTGAACACTCACAACTTACACACCAACAACGATTGTCAGTCGCTTCTCTGATTAGTTTGTCGGCAAAACGCCAAGCATGTTCTGCAAACTTCTCTGCACCAACACCATCTAGTACTGTAATTTGTGCAAGTCCCATGTTTTCTAGTTCTGCAAATTTATACAAAAATTCATCATTTCTATCAATTACTGTTTTGTGATCAAATGTATCTTCCAGCCATTGCTTTAGTGGCTTTAGCCCTCCAAAGTCTACTGCCCAGTTTTTGTTGTCTAATTCTTCACAACCAAATGTAAACTTAAATGCTAGACTATATCCATGTAGATACTTGCAATGACTATGATCTGCATGTGGTTGTCTAAAAACGGCACTTAGCCCTATGTTGTGTCCGTATGTTTTTGTGCTTTGATATTTAGGCATATATTCTCCTATTGTTTGTATTCATATTAGCATATATTTTAGAATATGCAACCTGAATTGCTTTAGCTTGATAATAACTATCTTTAAGTGCATTATGCAAGTCTGTTTGCATATCTTTCCTTGGATCCCTAGGTAGTATACTTATTAAAGTTCTACCGTCTCGTACTTGCCAAAAGTTCCAAGGGATTGGTGTAGCCATTTGACGATACAGGTCTTCAACCATTGTAACATCAAAACCATATCCATGACCCCATAATACATCAACACCAACCATCCACTTGGTCAAGTGGTTTAGAAAATGCTTCAGCCCTACTCTGTCTTCTTCTCCAAAGGCTTCTTCTCTTATTTTTGGGTCCTGTTTAGCCCACCAATCCAATGTATCTTGGTTAACTGTTCTACCAAGACGATCTTGTTCATCTATATCCAAACGAAAATAAAAGTCACTGTGAGGTTCTTTATTACTGTAGGGATCAAATTTAACACCACCAATGGTAGTTACAGTTGCTTGCGGACACGTATCAAACGTTTCCAAATCAATCATTGCGTGAATTGTCATACTAACTCTTTTAAAATTATTGCTATTTTATCAATTAACCATTTTTCTTCAGCACTTGGTATCCAACTTTCCTCAGGTACTAGTGTGTCAAATGTTTCCCACATTGCATCTTGTTCGTTCATTACCCACGCCTCATGTTAGCAATATCAACTGCATCTTGTTTTTTATCAGCAAACACAGGCACCATATTACTTTTGTGCATTGTTGCTATTCCCAATAATCGTCTCTCGCCCGAGTACGTCTGACTTTCTTTTTGGGCTGTGCTTCCTCCACATATAGTATCACTAGTAGGCAGACTTGGCCTATCAGAGCGATAATTAGGGACAGATAAAATAGAAACGTCAGCATTTTTTTCCTTATTGTTAGCTATCTGCTCAGGGTGGGCACCCATTTTACGTAACCACTTATTGTGTTTCGCTTCAGCTTCTAACATCTTCTTAGTTTTGTTTTTAGCTTTACGTTTCTTATAGCTAGTTGTGGTCATATAAGGACCCACTAAGTGCATACTCATACTTACCTCCCAGAGTACTTTACAGACTCTTTAGGGCCTGTAGTTGTAAATTCCATACCATGTGCATTACCTACGTAGACTCTTCCAGTCCAACGCATAGGTATTCTGTTTGTTGCAATGTAGGCATCTAAGTGTTGTTCAAACTTGAAGTTATCAATTTCAGCGATAACTTCTTTATCATTATTAGTGCAGACGATTACTGCTTCGTTAGCATAAACGACTTTATTATTCATTGAGACCTCTTTGTGTTAGTTTAACAATTGATAACGAATTCTAAACTGTTTTCTTTGACCAATGTATGCTCTTCGACCAACTGCACTGTTTACAACAACTACAAGATGTTGACCATTTACATTGAAAGTTACACGATATTCGTTTACTATATTTGATTGTACACTCTGATATTCAGTTGAGCAACGATATTCTGACCTATAACCTATAATTTGTCGACCGTTATTTTGTCCTTTGTCAGCACCAATTATGCCTCCTATAACTGCACCTGCCGCGGCGCCGTTATCTTTACCAGTAACTCCTTTACCGAGGATGCCACCAATTATCATACCTGCAAGAGCGTTTGCTCCAGCATTATTGTTTCCGCCGGATCCATAAACAGGTATATCAACGTTTCCGCAAATTTGTTTAGGTTGCCTATTACTCACTTGTGTGTATATAGGTTCAATCCTAATAACTTCACCTGTAGTAGTAATATTTCCAGCATGAGCAGTATTAGCTAGTCCTATAACTATTGCTAAAGTTGTAATTATTTTTTTCATATTATGTATTACTCCGTCTATTTACACTGGGTGTATCTGTAAATGTATCTACTTTATCTTTATCAATCCATACTTCAAAAAATTCTTGTGGTGTTAATTGTTCATCGTTGTAGGCAACTCGTTCATCTTTGTTTTCCCAATAAGCATGCCAAAATTCAATTTTTTTCTGTGCTATTTTGAATGACATAGATTCGCCTCCTATTACTTGTTTAGTATAACTACTATTTAATAATATGTCAACCTTAATCTGTCCTTTGACCAACACCGTAATCTATTGTTACAGGAAATCTAGGAATACCATCATTGCTCAATTCAAAGTATCTGCAAGTTGCCCAGTCTATATTTGGGTTTTCTAGCAGTGTCTTTAACTGTGCTTGCGAACCTCTTAATCCACTACTAAATGTAGTACCATCTTTCATTTTAAGAGTAAGTCTTTTAGCATATCCTGTCCAGGCGCCTTGCCCTTCATGTACTTCAACTACTTCGTACTCTTCAGTAACAAACTCTTTTCTTTTAAGTAGGCTCTTGCTACGTTTACACTGGTAAGGAGCATCCTGTCGTACCATCTGTCCTTCGTAACCAGCTTCTGTATACTCGCCATACAGCCTATCAATGTCTGCACTGTTGTTTGCAACGTCAGTATTAACTAATACAATCATATTACCTGACACATTATTAGATAACCATACTGAACGATCCATAAACAGTTTATCAGGATCATTTTTATCATACATGTCATACACATGATATTCAACTAGCTCTGCACTTTCTGCAATCTCTTCTGGTCTGCACTTTACTTTTCTTACAAGCGAAACAATCTTTTGGAAGTCTGCTTTAAGTTCATGATTGTAAAGTTCACCATCTAGTACAACATTTGGGTTAGCTTCAATAATATGCTTTACACTTTCCCAAATATGCGGACAACTATTAATGGGCTTACCACCACGTGTGTGCATACCATGCTTGTCAACTACACAACGAATACCATCTAGCTTAGGTTGTGTGTATCCTGCTTCAACTGGAGTTTTTGTAAAGTCGTGTGCTAACATAGGCTTGAACAGTTCGTAACTGTCAATATCATCTATGTTTGCAAAATATTCTTTGTCAGCTTTTTTAGTCCATTCAGCTTGTGCTTCGAACTCAGCTTGACCTTTAGCAGTAGTAGCATTGCTTCTACCCACGTTCTTTGCTATGCTT